ATAAAGAAGCGGGTATTATAACTAAATAATTCTATACAGCGGCGCAATGCCGACTGCGCATCGATGGTCAAACAGTCGGCGTTTAATAGAACGATGGTCTTAAACGTAACCCCATTATTGGATTGTATATTGGTTTTGGCGAAGAACTTGAGTTCCTCTCGAATAAATTTAATACCCTTACCATGTGCGCAGTTAACCATCATGACATTGGTCTTTAATTTCTGCTTATCGTTATTGTATATCTTATTTAAAAAGTTATTCACGATGGTTCGCTTTCCAGACCCCGACGACCCATGAAATATGATATGAGGTATCTTATTCGACTTATGGAAATAGTTCAACTTATCGCCGATGTTTTTATGAATAGATAGGTCCATAACCACGGGCTCCGCGACCTTTTGTTCTTTTTGTGCGAAGAAGTTTAACATTGGGTTTGTGTAATCTATAGATAAAGTTCTATATGGATTTTACGCAAGTATAATGTCACTCACCATATATTCGCTCATATTCGGCAACAATTTCCGAACGTTGAATATGAGCCTGAAAATACAGAATATCGTCTATACAAATATATGTGTCCTCTTCGCAAGACGCATGTTCGTCATTCAATAAATATTTCGCACAGAAATGGGCGGTCAAGTCCTGATATTTCAGTAGGGCCCATAGAGAAAGCGAATCTATATTCTTTTCCAAAGTTTCGATATCATATTTTTTATATTTGATATCGTAATCAGTAAGAGACATGGTTATATATACAACCATTCCTATAAAACGCCCATCAATTTTACCCGGTTCTCTACGTCTTCTTTTCAATACATAACTGCTTAGTAAATGCGAACCGTTCATGATACATCGTTTTGCGAGTCACGTTACACTTTAAACAGGCGATCGCCACGTTTTTTTTATTATGCCCAAAGTCGTTATCTATTCGTTCCAGAGTCCACTGTCTCGATTCCCGCGCAGTTTCGTATAAAACATGGACTTTTTGGTGACAATAATAACACAGGTTCTCACATTCCGACATTAAATTCAATACTGTTTCTCTATCCACGAATTCTTCTTTGTTATAAAGACCCTTTTTCGTATCTTGGGAACGATAACCCCCTATTTTCGCGTCTAATTCGCGGATTATTACCGACGAAATAGCGGGGTTCTCTATTTCATCGCCATTTTTAATTTTTTTTATATAAGCCAACTGTTCATCTAAAGATAGCTGTGTAATATCAAAGGCCCATTTATTGGTCGATGTTCGTTTTGATTTTTCGCCGAATAAAATGACCTTTTTATTATCAGAAGACATGGTATTTATCTTATAGGTCGGTAATAAGTTCTCATATTTAGCGGGGTATAATGCCGACCAATCACCCCGTTTTGTCTATGACGACATCCTTAACTATATTTTTTATTATTGCGCTTCGAAATTTCGCATCTTCTTGCTCGCCAATACCGCCAAGCGCAGTCTGTGAAAAAGTAACTAGCAAATCACTAGCCGGCGTGCTTGTATCCAAACAGTCAGGATTTTCCGCTTTCCATGTTACAAGCTGGCGTAGGTTTTTCCTTGCCAACTGCTTGACTGCGGTATTTAAGTGGGTCTTTTCACTATCTTCTTTAACCCATACATTATCCTGTTTTACGTAGATGCTCTCGCGTTTCAGGTCGGTGCAGTGGATGGGTCGCGAATATACATCCAACGCTCTCAGGCCATTCAAAAATATCTTACTGATTCCTTCTACAAAACCAACCTTTCCGGTTCTCTCAAAGTCCTGTGCTGTTACAACAAGAGAATTTATGAAATCCGATAGGTTAATAGCGTTTTTACACTGTTCGTTTAAGAAAAAGTTCAGGTTGAAATTATTACTGGTATTGCTGATTGTGTTGGCGTTTTGAACAAAGGGAGGGTTCGCTAGGTTTCCGTAGGTTCCTTGCTTTAATTGTCTTATTTCCTCCATAAACATTTTCCTATCTTCACGCATTAGTTCCTGTAATTCTTTATTGTTCTTTACTAATTCTATAACTAACTCTACACTAAGCGTGTTGGATAGTTTTGTATTTTCATTAATCGTATTTTCGGCGATATTACATACCTTCTTATGTCTCCATAGGCTACCATACGACATATAATATCTCCCACAGTCGCATTTATAGTCGTTTGTAGTATTACCGTTCGCCTTGTCTTGATGTTTACTAGTGGAAAGATGTTTATTATAATCTTTTGCGTTAGTTGTAGTGTAATTACATAGTTCACATTCGTAGTTTTTGGTTGGCTTGGGGATTTTTGGGGATTTATCCTCCCCATTTGTCCCCGAATCTTGTCTATCAAGGTGCTTCTTTGTCAAACAGTGTTTATGGTAGTCTTTGGGGGCACTCGTAACATAGTCACAAAGGTAGCATTCGTAAACTTTAGGATTTTCCGGGGATTTTTTCATCGACTATTCTTGGTATAATGGTAGATAAAAAAATCCCTAAATCGTCCCCGAAAAATCCTCGACGCCGAATGCGAAAAAATTATGCTGCGGCGTTTTGAATGAAAATTTTGGTAGTCAAAGCATTATGCTTTCAACGCGTTTTTTGGGGGTCATTTTTGAAAAGTCCCCGGGGTTTTGGACATTTTTAAAATGTCCATTTTCGTTTTTTCCAAACTAGAATTTCGTTCCATTTTTGTGATTTTTTTAAATTCTAAATAGAATTATTTAATTTTTTATAACAAGGGGGTTTGGTATTTTCTGATATGTCAAGTAGAACCGATCAATATTCAAGGGTGTAAACCAGCAAGGCAATTATCCAGTAAAAAAAGTGATTATTATCATATTCGTAGCGTCCGTATCTATACAAGACCCAGTTCATAATTATATTGAAGGGTCGTTCCGGAATATACATTACCTATCTCAATTAAACACCCATTCGCATATTTAACGATGGGCTTCAGTTCATCCAAAATCGTATCGTCCAACGCGGGATTGGTTTCATAAAGTTTGGCACTGAACCGCAGAATAATATCTGTCGAAGTGGTCATCAATAATTCAATTATATTTCGAATTTCCCTCTTTTTTTCCAGCTTTTTATCGGTTCTCTGTAGAATGACTTTAAATTGGTCTTCGGAAATCATATTACGCATATATCGAATACGCAATTCTTCGTTGATAGCCGCCCGATTAGGAACGTTATATTGACCAAGTGTAACATGCCGCATATGGAGAATATTACGCACAATTCTTCCTAGATAACCTTCATAATAGTCACGCTGCGGATGGTGAGCAAAAACGTCTTGAATTCTGTTTCGGATTTCAGTATAAGTCATATGGGTTAGCTCATTATGACAGGGAATGTCGCCCGGATTACGTGGGACGGCATTGCCGTTGCGACGAAGCCATTCGAAATAGTGGGGATTATGGACGACGGATTCGATGCGTCCTGTGCGCCAATTAAACGCAGTATGGCATTGAGTGCACCACATTTGATCGCAATTTCTAACGACTGTTTTATCCTTCAATACGAAACGCCGATTATCAGTAACCGTCCAACCATAATATTTTCCTTTTCCGAGATGAATAACATCAATATGGTGAACTTCGCCTGTGCTTTTATATCCAAAACACACATATTTATCGGAATCATCCATTTTTAGATAGTCATCCACTAACATTTCTATTATAATGCCGTCGTGCTTCAATACAAGAGTGTGTTTACTATTAACAATATACGATTCGGTGTATTCTTGAATGACTTTATATAGTTCATCTTCGCCGCATACGATATCAGTTACGTGTCTGGGGGTTCCGTCGTCGCCAATAAGAATATCTCCCACGGTTATATCTTGCGATAGTTTACACTCATGGTCTGTGCCCCAAATTGGAATAGGTGTATTTTCCCCAAAGCATCCGTTTATCTTAAAAATACCCGTCCGGCATTTGGGACAAGGCTTAGTATCGCTATCTAAAAGTCGGGCAGTAGCGAGAGTATCCGGATCACACGTATGCTCTGCGTCTCGAGTATCACCTTTGATTACATGACAATCGGGACACGTCCATTGGTTACAAATACCACATTTCCATTGGGTGCTTAAGAACCCGCGGCAGTTTTCATCGGGACATTCTCTCACAAATTCGACCTGTCTCACCGTTTCGCTATGTTTAAGCCTGCGCGCCTCAAACTCCAAATTCAAGCGTTTTTGATAGAGTTCATTCATTTTAGCGGTTATAATTCGCTTTTCTTCGTTAATCGCCTCGATACGAATATCGCGTTCGACGAGAGGCTGGGTGGAAGGAAGAAGAGCGCGCTCATTATCAAAGAGTAGTTGCTCTCGGCGCTCCTTCAATTTACCTTTAATAAAAGATGCTGTAAATAAGGTATGAATATGTTGACGCGTCCACTGTCGGTTACACGCAGGACTCATACATTTAACTGTATTATCGCCTAGCACATAGGTTTCGCAGCAGGTTCGGCAGGCGTCAAAGTTACAATATGGACATTCTACGCGTTTTCGCGTCGTCAAGTTGAATTTAAAGTCGCAAATTTGGCAAACGGTGGTCATTGTTCTAGATATAGAAACACAATGAAAAAAACAACGGTTTCAATTTTTGAGGGGACTCCGAAGGACTCCGATGATTTCAATGCCCCCTTCGGATTTCCCCTTTTGAATTATATATATTAGATAAAGCCTGTTTTTGACAAAAGCAGTTATAGAATGACCCGCCCTGCCGGATACAAGAATGTCTGAATATAATTCGCCACATCCCCGGGCAACTTCCTACGAAGAGCGGTAAGCTGTTTGATTTTATAGGTTCTCACTGTCTCATTAAATAATACCAGTTTTTCATTCAACATATTCTTCACCGGTTGAAACATGCCATTATAATAATGTTGCCCGGGTTTCCGTTGATGAAATGTATCCAGTCCATAGATATATTCCGTTTCTTTTACAAGCTCAGCGCAAATGGCATGGTAATCGAATAAAACCTCCATGCTAATTTTTGCCAAATAGTCCAGATTTATTTTCGTAAAATAATGGAATAATGGGGTATGTTTTTGGTCACAATAGTATTGAGGCCACGGTGTAGTATTATAATAGCTACTGCGGTTCTTATAGAATGATATATACCCATTCTTGCCCGTCGAAAGCGTTTTAAGATTATGTAGTTCGGCTAGAAAACTGGCATATCGGGCCCGGCGTCTTTCTTCATATACGGCGTCCATAACGTATTGAAATACTTTTTTGAAATTAAAATGGGCAAAATAAATTCAATTTTTGAGGGGGAGTTTCTGAAGGTTCCCACATAATATATAACATTACAAAACAAGATAAACATAAGTTTCTATAATAGTATAAAGGCAAAGTATAAGAATTATGTTTAACATGGCAAATGAGGCGACGGAAAAAGCGACGGAAAAGGCACAATCCCAAGAAGACGATAAGACAGCGAATAAATACAAAAACGTCATTAATATATTTCAGTCCGAATCCAATGAAGTAAACTATAACACCATCGATAATCTGTTGGAAAAAGAGAAGCAGCATAACAAGACAGAATCATGGAATAAGCTAGACAAAACAGTAAAGATTCAGAAGTTACATAGTTTTGCGGAAAAGTATGGAAAGGAGCATAGTTTGCCAGTAAAGGACATCAAGACATTAAAGATGTTTTTTATCGCGTCCTTGGAAAAAAATAAGCTACAGAAGACCAAGGATGTGATATACGATAAAGATACAAAGGATATTACGTCTATTCCAGCTTTACATTTTAACAAAGAGGCCAGAAATTTTACG